TAATAATTTAGAACATTGTTTATGTCATGTAGTTCTTTTTCTGTATGATCTTCAATGATGACAACACTGCAGATTTTATTTGATAGTATGTTTCTTATTTCCATAGTTGATTTGTTACTAAAAGACTCATCGCATTTTTGAACATATTCTTCTTTTCCTTCCATTAAAAAATTTAATAGAGTATCTGCTGGACAATTTTTATTTGTGAATATGATTAAAGGTCTGTACTTACCTGAGAAAGACTTTATATGTTGAGCATCATTATCATATCGCACGTATCCTTCTTGAGAAGGAACATCATTATTTTTTGTCATATTAAACTGTTAGTATTTCAAATGAATCAATTCTAAATGTTATTGGAAATGTTACAACGTCAGTATCGGCTACTGTTGCTTCAAAGTTTATTGCACCTAAACTTGTAGGAATAGCATTTACATACTTAAATTGTTTTATAATATTGTTTGCACTTGACATTACTGACAAATATATGTCCGTTTCAAGTAACCCTAATGCTGGAACATCAACACCTTGGTTACTTCTAGAAACTGTTAGTTGCTCAAGTGAATTGTATATTTCGGTGTAACCTTTAAAGTCTTCATCAATGATTACATCCATGACTAATTCATCATAGTTTAAAGTATCACCAGGAATAGCTAACGTTCCAAGTCTAGAAACAGGTGCAGGTGCTCCAGTAACTGCCAAACCTGGGTGTACAACTCTTTGACAATAAAATTCTAAGTTACCGAATCGTTTTCTTTCAATTCGGACCTTAAACTGTGAAGGTTGAAAGTAATTATAATTTGAATATTCTTCTGCCATAATTCTATTTATACAAAAAAATAGGGGCTCCGAAGAGCCCCTGAGAGTGTAGAAGTGAAAATCTTCTTATGTGAGTATGTTGTCTACTCTGAAGATTCTGTAGTATTGGTTAGTCTTTGCAGATGCAAGACCATTAGCAGGAGTAGATCCTACGAATGGGTTTGAGACCATTCCATATCTGGTTTTGAAACCAATTTTTGGTTGGAATGTGCTCTCTGACACCGCTCTGACCATTGTTAGTGGTACGTATGGGCAATAGAAGATACCAGCATCGTATGCATTTGTTCCCTTATAACCAACTGTGATATAGTCTACAGTTGCATATGGGTCAATGTATACTCTTGTTCTTCCGTTTAGAACACCAGCGAATGTGTTACCTGTGTCATCAACGTTTAGTGCAGTTGATAGAGCAGGTGCGTAGTCTAACATTCCAGTTGAGGATAGAGCACTTGCAACATCTGATGAACAGATGATGAAGTTACCACGTCCACGTCTGGTTTCTTTTGCGATTGTGTTGGCTTCACGGTCGATTTGGACCATTAGACCTTTGAACTTTTCAACTGACCATCTACCATCAGCGTCTGAAGAAAGGTTAAATACACCGTTAACAGCTGTGTTTGCTGTAGCGGCACCAGTCTTTGCTTGTCCGTTGATAGTTCTGATAACTTCTCTGTTGATTTCAGCTAGAATTTCAGCAGAAAGAATGTTTGATAATTCCTGCTCAGCGTCAAGACCATGAATCGCTTTAAGGTCTTGTGCTAGTTCTAAGCTGTATTCAGCTTTGAGCGCTCTTGACTTTGCAGTCACAGTTGCTTTTTCAATGGTGAAACCCATTTCGTTGAAAGTAGATGCAGTTGCACCAAGACCTTCAGCGTCTCCTGTTGGCATTCCGATACCTGTGTTTGCAGCAGCACCTGCAGAGTCGACGGCTGCTAGTGTTCCAAGACCTGATGGATCTGCACCTTGTGCTCCACCGGCGTTACCTTGGAAGTTACTTGCTGCTGGTACGGAAGAGTCACCAGAAAATGTAGTGTCTGCTTCGTTGAATAGCGCTTCAGTTGAACCTGTAGCACCTGCACCAAATCTTGACTTCATCGCGAAGATAAGGCCAGTTGGTCCAGTCATTGGCTGCACACCGCAGACGTCGTAAGCCATTAAGTTTGGCATGGCTCGTCTTACGAGTGAGATTAACACGGGATCCCAACGATCGATAGATGTCGTTGCGTTTCCTGGTGCAGCTTCGGTTAGTGTTTGTCGCTGTTCTGCGAGAGCTGCCTCTTGGTTTTCAAGGATAACAGCAGTCACAGCTTTCTTGTAAGAGTCTTTGATTTCACCCGCTGACTCTTCATTGAGCACTGGTGCCCACTTTTCAGTTAGATTTTTGTAATAATTAGACATTTAATTTGTCTCCCTAATTAAGAATTTTGACGTATAGCTGTCAGATACTTTTCCATGTTAGAAGAAACTTCTACTGGCGCTTGACCTTCGTCTTCAGTAGCTTCATCTATCTTCTCAGCAGCTTGTGCTTCAACAGCCTTTTCAGGTGTTTCTGAGAAGTATGAACCTTTTAAAGTGTCAATCTTCTTAGTAAATGTTTCCTCGTCCTCGAAATCAATACCTTCGGCGAGTTCTTCAAGCTTAGCTACTTGAGTATCTGCTAAGTCCTTAGACGCATTCTTTATTACAATAGCACGTCTTAGTTTATCAGCATCTTCCTTCATAGTCATAGCTTTTTCAGTTGATTGGTTAAGTTGCTCTTCAAGTGCTTCTACTTGGTCAACTAGATCATCAACTAGATCTACTTTAGATTCAGGGACCTGAATGTAAGACTCTTTGAATAGATCTTTTAGATTATTCATAAATGTCTCAGCAATCTCAGTTCGTAAACCCTTTTCGACAGCGAGTTTATTTTCCTGCATCCATGTTTCAACAACGTAGTTTAAATATCCATCGATTTTTTCGACTAGACCATCTCTGGCTTCGTTGAGACCTTCCTCGATGTCTGACTTATATTGCTCTTCAAGTGCTTCCACTCTTTCGGCCAATTCGGATTCAATTTCGTCTTCCTTGGCTTTTACAGCTTCTTTCACTTTAGAATTTACAGCAGCTTCGAAAATGACAGCAGCTCTCTCTTTAAATCCTTCGGATAGAGACTCTTCGCTCTTTATGAGAACGTTGAGATCTTCGTCATGATTTGAATTGATTACTTCATCGTCTTCCAGCTCAACAGCCTCACCATACATTCCTGCATGTATTTTGACCATATCGGCTTTCTTCATTTTCTTCATGGCACTAATCATTTGATTCATCATGCCAGCTTTTGTGAGCTTTTGCATTGGCTCAGCTTTACCACCTGCACCACCGGGTTCCTTGGCCGAAGGGCCAGCTTTTCCAGCAGCGTCTGTAGCAGCAATAGACTGTGCTTCTGCGTTTTTCGGGTCGTGACCCATTTTTTCGGATAGAGCTTCCTCTGTTTCATTGGTAAGCTCAACATCCTGTTCGATTTGATCAGTCATATGTTGACTCCCTTATTTAGATTTTAACAACGAGAGGAAATTCTGCCACTCAACTTCCTGTACGTACTTTAAGTTCGCACTTGGAGCTTTTTTAATTTCAGTCTCAATCTTTTCAATAACCTGAGGTTGTATAACACCGTTGTTCCATATCCATTCGACACCTTCCATTATCCCATTAACAAAAGCGTCTGGTGCAGATGGATCTTGTACAACGTCGACAGTTGCTAAATGAAAACCTTTTTTAACATTGGCTGTCCCATTCTTATCCTCAAGTTCTCCCATACCACGAGTTGAAACGCCTAATTGACAACCACCTTCAAGGAGACCTTTTACAATGTTTCCCATTGGGGTATCTAATACAAGCGCTTTTCCCATCACGTTATCACCGTCCCAATTCATTTCGGTGATGCGATGTGAAACCTTATCCAGATTAACTGTTGGACCTTCTGGATGATTTAATTCTCCAACAGCTCTATTTGTAGTTACTTGTTCTTTTACGAACTTTTCAACAGCAGGTTCTAGTACACTTTTAGGATAGAACCTTTTGTTTCTATTTTCTTTTTCAGCCTGTGCGAATACACCTTCAATGACGTAGTTCTTCTTTCCGCCTTTTTCTTCGGTGACCATGCACTGGATGTCATTTTGTGTGTATTCGGTAATTAGCTTCATCTATTTTCCTTTATACTGTTTTATAAACTCTTTGGCCATTTTCATGGCCTGCATTTCAGTCGCATAATCATCTAACTTGTCACCGTCTACCATAGCACGATACTTTCGACCGACTTTCTTAATTTCGATCGTAGTTCCTTTAATCTTGAGTTTTTTATTCTCAATCAAGGAGCTTCTAAAATCTGTGAAGTTCATGCGGCGGCTACAGATTCTTCTTCATATTGTGCTGTAGTATCTTCTTCAGTATCTTCTATATCTTCGTCTGAAATTTCATCTGTAGTATCTTGCGGTGTATCGTTATATAAAGTATCTGCAATAGCAACCTTTTCAGTTTCCATTGCATCTTGTAATCTTTGCCCTAATATATCATTAAATGTATTATTAGCAGCAACGTAATCTTTTGCTTCAATAGAACCTATAAGTTCTGATATTGGATCAACTTCAACTTCAGCCTCTTCTCCGGCTTCCATTTCTGTATCTACT